GTGTTGACATTTAATATAATCCTTTTTAACTATTTAGATTAACTAGGTTTACAAATATTCAACAATGATAATCATTCCAATATCACCTGCCTTAGAACCTGAAGTTCCAGGTAATCCAGCACCAATCTTAGAACCAAGGAATGTTTCAGTTGCAGCAACAAAACCTGTTTTGTTATTGTCGGCATATGCTCCTAAACCACCAGCAGTACCAGAACCAGCAGCACCAGCTAAGAATGATTCTTGTCCATAAACATCATTTCTAACACCAGATCCTAAACCAGTTGCGGCTGTACCGGCTGTAGCACCAGAAGCGTTATTACCACCTGTACCACCGCCCCCGCCACCAGTAGTGCTAACTCCTGCTGCGCCATCACCACCTTTACCGGAACGAGAAGCAGCACCACCACCACCGCCATACGCTGTTACGGTCGTTGTGTTATTGGCATTGTTACCACCTTTACCGCCAGCAAAGTTAACATCACCACCTGTAGCTGTTCCTGCTGCACCGCCTGTATTTGATGTTACACCTACTCCACCGGTAACTATAATGCCTACGCTACCAACATTTAAGAATGAACAGTTACCACCCGAAGTACCGGCAGTAGTTCCTGCTGCACCAACTGTAATTGTATATGTGTCAGTAAGATTTGCCGTTGTGCCATTATAATATTTTTCGGCATAGCTTGCACCAGCTGAACCACCAGCCTGAGCAGTTCTACCACCCGTAGAACCCAACACCATAACATGAAAACCTTTAATGGAAGCATTAGGAACATATGTTGTTGAAGCTGCTGATGTAAAGGAATAAAATCTTATAGGATATCCTGTATTTGCTTCCGCAAATGCGGCTACAGCAATAATGTTAGCTGCGTTGGCTTTATTGTAAGCGCCAACAGCATCACCTGAACCGCCGGCTATAGCAACGTTTGATGCTGATGTTATACGACCATAAGCATCCACTGTGAATACACCAACAGAACTTGCTCCGCCATATGTTGTAGCAGATACGCCTGTTGTTGACAATCCTATATTTGCAGTTTTTGTTGTTGCAAATAAAGAAACACCATTAGAGCTTACAAGACTAAATGTATCAGCATTTGTTGTTGCTGCTTGTCCTGATCCGCCTACGCTTATTGTAGAATATCCTAATTGTACAGCACCATTAGCTTTTGTATATGCTGCATTAGCTTGAGTGAAAGCTTGATTGGCTTGGCTAAATCCTAAAGTTCCTGCATTTGCACGATCAAACAATAATGAGGAAACAATATTAGCATTATTGGCCAATGCAAAAGATTGATTAGCTTGACTAAATGCTTGATTGGCCTGACTGAAACCACTATTTGCTCTAGCAAAAGCTTGATTAGCTTGATCAAATCCTGCTGATGCTGTAGTTCTTGCAGTTGTATCAGTTGTACCTGAAGAAGCTAAAAGATCAGTTCCAACACCTGCGGCTGCCGCAGTAAAATCAATATACACACCACGGGCAGAACCACCTTGTTCAAAGAAACGTAGTTTATTTTGATATGCATCAATAGTTATACCGCCACTCAAAGTTCCGTTTGGCGGTTGTCCTAAAAACATTTCTCCGCCTTCATCGCCGCCTATAGGAAGGGCTACTACTTTTTCTGTTACTGAAAGAGTGCCAGCAAATGTTCCAGTTGTATTTGCAAGAGCATTATTAGCTTTAAAAAATGCCTGATTAGCTTGACTGAATGCTTGATTAGCTTGACTAAAACCACCATTTGCTCTAGTAAAAGCTTGGTTAGCTTGACTAAATGATTGATTTGCTTGACTAAAGGAAAACGTAGCGATAAAATTAGCACCGTTAGCTAAAGCAAAAGCCTGATTAGCTTGACTAAAAGAAGACGTAGCAATAAAATTGGCACCGTTAGCTAAAGCAAAAGCCTGATTAGCTTGGCTAAAAGCTGATGCTGCGATAAAATTGGCACCGTTAGCTAAAGCAAAAGCCTGATTAGCTTGACTGAATGCTTGATTAGCTTGACTAAAAGATGAACCAATCCAACCAATAGCGTTTACACCACCAAGAATTAAATTGCTTGTTTTTAATGTTGCGTTTAGTACGGCAATTGTAAAATTATTACCAGCAGTATCAATATGATTTGGTTCAGGTTCTTTATCATAACTATCAAAAACAAAATATTCTTTGATTGTTGCATCGCGGAAAAAGCCTGTATGAACAGTTGAACAAGAACCATTATTATAATTAGCAACAAAACCAATATCAACAATATCGGAAACATAATTGTTACCTGCAAGATAAATTAATGGATCTTGCACAATTAGAGTATTAGCATCAACTTTATAAGTGTTGCCAGAAACAACAAGTGATCCTGTAATGGAAATATTTCCAACAATTGTCTGGCTTGGTGCAATAAGTTTTACAAAGGTTGCATTTGAATATGCATTAGCACCAGGACCAGTATTAAATGCTAATACGTTTGCTGAATTAGCTAATGCAAAAGCTTGATTGGCTTGACTGAAAGCTGATGTGGCAATAAAATTAGCACCATTGGCTAAGAAGAAGGCCTGATTAGCCTGGCTAAATGCTGATGCAGCAATAAAGTTGGCGCCATTGGCCAATGCAAACGCTTGATTGGCTTGACTGAAAGCTGATGTGGCAATAAAGTTAGCACCATTGGCTAATGCAAAAGCCTGATTTGCTTGACTAAAAGCTGATGTAGCAATGAAGTTAGCTCCGTTAGCTAAAAAGAAAGCTTGATTAGCTTGATTAAACGCAGATACACCAATAACATTGGCACCATTAGCTAAAAAGAAAGCCTGATTGGCTTGACTGAATGCAGGAGAAATATCGGTGCTACCACCAGTTATAACTGAACCATTAACAAGAACAGCCGAAGCATTAATTGTTCCAACAACGTCTAATGCATACTGAGCATCAAAACGACCTATACCTACGTTATTTGTAATTGTATTTGCTACAAGAACTGTATTATTGACAACAAGTCCATGACGGACTTGAAATTCTTTATTAGTCACCTGCGGTTCCCTTTCCCCGTGGTTTTAATTATTTATAATCCAAAACGATATTTTGTGGCATTATAATTATAGCTTACGACTGATGATGAAATTGCAGTGGAATATACTTCTACCAAACCAAACGAACCATTAAAATATCCTGAAGCTGCTGCTGGCCAACCTGTTATTGTTCCGTATCCAAGATGCCAATATCCAGTATATGATGTAGGATATAGTGTTCCTACTTGTAAAGAACCTATATTGGTTCCATCTACATACATGTTCATTAGATTTGATGAATCAAACGTACAAACAAGATAATGCCAAATATTGTCATTATATGTATTGGTTGTCGTTATAGCTTTAATACTACCATCATACATACCAAATCTAATTTTACCATCTGTTCCTAAATATGAGACTCTATCATAGTAAAAATATGTGTCCGTGATAGAATCTTCAAAACCAAATATTTTCTTACCTTCAGCAACAGAAGTTTTAAACCAAACTCCAAAACTAAATGGTAAAGGAGAAGTGCGCGATGCAGTAGTATAAACACCATCAGTTGTGCCATTTAAAACTAGTGTTCCTGATGATAACGTCGGAGATCCTAAGATTGTGCCGTTATCGTTTTGACCACTTATATCATAAACAGTTGTTCCGCTACCTGAATATGATGCTAGATTTGCAAAATCATATATTAAAATCGCATCACTATAGTTGGGTTTAAATCCAAGAGATGTAACTTTTAGCCCTGTAAATTCCATTTTTAATATCCAAATCTAGCTTTTGTTACATTATAATTTTGTAGAACTTCTGCGTCTGATAAATTTTTTCCATAAATTAATATGGAACCTAAAGATGCATCAATTTTTCCACTATAACTATCAAATGCTTGCCAAGCAGGATGCCAACCAATTGCTGTATTATCTAATCCTGTAAGAGGCACCACAAAAGAATTGAAATAACTTGATCCATTTGTTGTTGATGCTAAACTACCGTCAATGTAAATCCGAAATGATGAGAATGAAACAGTTCCTGTTGCCCTATAAAATACGCCAACAACATTATGCCAGTTTCCATCATTAACACTTGCATTTGAATATATTGAAATTACAGAAGCGTCCGTATCTGCTGCAAAAAATACTCTACCCGCAGAACTCGTACCTAAAGATCCTGTATTATTAAGATATGGAGTTAATCCTAATGTTAAACTTTTTCCAGATGTCCCTGACGCAAGACCTCTATTTTGGCATATTATGGCTTGATAATTGCTTGTTGTTTTTAACCAAGCTGATATTGTATAAGCAGTAACAGAAGTTTGTGTATATCCAATTATTTCTGCATATTGTGTTGATGTAAAACTATTAAAAGCTAGAGAGCCACCATTTGTTGAACTATATGTAGGACTTCCATAAAGAGTTGTATTATATCCATTACCAGATAAATCATACCAAGTATTGCCTGATCCTGAATAAGAAGACGTATTTCCCGCATCTAAATTTACAAGAAGATTGTCAAGAATAATAGTTGGTGGAATATATTCTCTTATTGTTAAATTTTCAAATACTGCATCAGACATTTTTTAATATCCAAATCTAGCTTTTGTTACATTATAATTTTGTAGAACTTCTGCGGCTGAAAGAGAAAAATTATATGCTCTTGCTAGAGCAACTTTACCATAAAATAATTCATTAGGACCATCTGTTGGTGGATCAATACCATCAAGACCTGCACACAAAACAAAGTTAGTAAATGATTGATTAGTATCGGAACTGGATGAACTACTATAAACAGAACTACCATTTACATAAAAATTGCCAGTAGTTGTTCCTGCACCATTATTATTAAGAACCCACACACAATGCTGCCAAGTATCATCTACAACAACATTTCCTGATGCAAAACCATACCAGTAAATTCTCATAGTATTATTATAAAAACCCATAAGATAATCTAAATTATCAAAATCAAAAACAGTTTGCCAACTAGAAAGTCCTGCAGGCTTTAACCATGCTTCGTAAGTTGAGTTTTCTTGTAAGAAAGTTCCAATTAACGGGGAAAATCCATATTGAGTTGATCCATCAAAAACTAATGAACCGCCGCCGTCAATATCATATGTTGGAGAATCTACCAAAGTAAAATCTTGTCCATTGCCTGATACGTCATACCATGTACTACCAGATCCGGGATAAGATGCTTCATTTCCAGCATCTAAGTAAAAATATGGAGACGCTATAGAAATTAAAGGAATTCCACTAACTTTCAAATTTTTTAATCGTACAACCATTATCTTAACAACGATGTTTTAAAGACTTTAATACCTGTACCTGTTGCAGTTGGATTAACATTTAATAAAATATTACCACTAACATACACAACAGTAAATGTGGCCAAATCTGTAGCAGAGGATCTTATTGTGCCATATTCACTCATGAAAGCATCAACATCATTATGTAGAACGGAAATTTGAGTTGATTGGAAATTAGTTCCTGCATTCATACTAACTTGATACAAAACGGAACGATATGTGTTGGCAAATACATCCATCTTTTGATCGCCAGTAGAAGTCGCAAAGTAAGAGAAACAGTTAATTTCACTATCATTAATTACTACGCTATTTGCTGAATCAAATGTGGTTGTTCCAGTAATAGTTAAATTGGTTGCGTTTAGATTGGAAACGGTTAACGTTGTAGCATTTGCAAGAGTTGTATTGCCAGAAACAGTAAGATTGTTTGCAGTAATATTTGAAGCGGTTATGAGACTTGAAACATTTAAGGTTGTTGCATTTACAAGAGTTGTTGCGCCAGTAATAATTAAATTTCCTGCAGCAATGGTATTATTTGCTTTATAGTAAACTAATCCGGATGATCCATTAATTGTATTAGCATCATTAAATAAAATTTGCGTATTGGTTGAATTTCCAATTCCTCCTGTATTAGCTTTATTAAATGCAGCAACCGCAATAACATTGGCACCATTAGCTAAAGCAAACGCTTGATTGGCTTGTCCAAATGCTGATGAAGCAATGACATTAACACTATTGGCATAAGTATAAGCAGAATTAGCTTGACTAAATCCTAAAGTTCCTGCATTTGCTCGATCAAATAATAATGAGGAAACAATATTAGCGTTATTTGCTTTAGAAAAAGCTTGATTAGCTTGACTAAATGCAGATACACCAATAACATTAGAACCGTTAGCTAAAGCAAAGGCTTGATTAGCTTGACTGAAAGATGAAACCGCAATAACATTGGCACTATTAGCTAATGCAAATGTTTGATTAGCTTGTCCGAATGCTGATGTGGCAATAACATTAGAACCGTTAGCTAAAGCAAAGGCTTGATTGGCTTGTCCAAATGCTGCAACGGCAATAACATTGGCACTATTAGCTAATGCAAAAGCCTGATTAGCTTGACTGAATGCAGAAACAGCAATGACATTAGCACCATTTGCTAAAGCAAAGGCTTGATTGGCTTGCCCAAATGCCGCATCTGCTGTAATATTAGCTGAATTGGCTTTGTTAAATGTTGTTCCAATTGTTTGAATAACATCTGTTCCTTGCACCACAAGATTAGATGTTATGTTTCCAGTACCAACAACATGTAACTTAGAGGTAGGTGCAGCTAAACCAATTCCTACGTTGCCTGAATATTGAGCAAGCAATACGATACCATTTGCATCTACAGAAATGGATGGTATACCTGATACGTCATTAACGGAAAATATGGTATTTGTTAAATCGTTTGTGATAGAAAATAACTGACCAGCAGAACCTTCAAACGACAGCGTTCCAGAGCTTGTTGTATAAACCCTAAGATTGATATCTGTATTTGTTGTAGCATCACCACCAGAAAACTGAATTGTTGGCACTACGTTTGTTGCAGCACCAATATTCGGTGTAATGACTATATTTTTATAGGTATTGGCCATTTTTACTCTTTATAGCTAATCTCTTGTATTTATGAACTAGATTCCATATCTTCCACGGTGAGCATTGAAGTTTTGTTGAATTTCGGCTGTTGTTATTGCTCTATTATAAAGTCTTATAACAGATATATAACCTTTAAATTGATTTTTATAAGAAGTAATTTTTGATTGTCCTATATAAGCAGTATTATTGCCACCTAATGTTGTTCCTGCTGATATAACAGCGGGCGTTAGTGATACTCCATCAACAAAACCATTAATACTCGTACTATTTCTTTGCCAAATTATGTGATGCCATTTATTTGCAGAAATATTATATGAAAGATTTGCTGCATAACTTGGTGTTGTTTGATAATATTCAACGTTTGTTCCCACAGAAGACGAGCTGCCACCAATCGAAAATGCTGTTGCATTGCTTACACTAGCACCACAATCAAATATTGTAACAGTTTTTAAATTATCGCCTCTATTTGGAGATGCTGTGCTATCTAACCAAAACCATGCCTCAATTGTAAAATTTCCAGTTCCAAAATTGAATATATTAGAAGCACCAAGAGAGACTAAGTTTGTACTTCCATTAAAATTAAAATATCCTTTGTTATTAGTGCTAAATGTTGGTGCATCTGTTAATGTAGCATTATTACCATTGCCGCTAATGTCAGTCCATGTGGTGCCAGATCCTGGATATGACTTTATATTAGCGGCATCTAAGCTCAATACTAAACTACTATCACTAACAATTTCTGGACCAGCATATACACTCATATTCTGTATCTTCCTCTGAGTGCATTGAAGTTTTGATTAATTTCATCTGCGGCTAATCTGCGATTGTAAAATAAACACTGACCAATATATCCATTAAAATAATTTCCAAACAAAAGCGGACCAAATAATCTAGCATTTGATCCTGTTCCTGTATAAGTGTTGCCTGTAAAACTACTATCAAAAATACCGTTTAAATAAATCTGTCTAAATCTTGATGAACTGTTATATGTAAAAACAACATTATACCATCTGCTAGTAGTTAATGTAGCTGTACTTGTAAAATCATCACCGTAAAATCCATAAAAAACTTTAGAACTTCTTTGTGTTAAATGCATACCCTTATCTGTTGCTGTTGTTCCATGTTGTAACATAGGTCTATCATTAGCAGAATTACCTCCTGTTTCTAAAACTAACCAGTTGCACCAAAAAAACATGGTCCAACTTCCTTGAAGAAATGAGTCAGTTAAAGCAGAAGGGGTTGCATATTGAGTTGATCCATTAAATGTTAACATTCCACCATTAGATGTTGAGTATGTTGGTGAGTTTACGAGAGTGGTTGTTTGTGAATTAACATAATCAGTTAAAGTTGCACCACTTCCAGGATATGATTTAGTGTTGCCTGGGTCAAAAAATAATGATAGTCCATTTGTTATAATTGAAGGAGAATGTGATAGCCCCATTAGATACCATATCTCCCGCGTTGTGCATTAAAATTCTGAGAAACTTCTGCCGCGGTCAATGTTTTATTATAAATGGATGCCTGTGATATTCTTCCATTTAATAAATTGCCTGCCGCAGCATAGCAACCAAAATTACATCCTGTACCAATTGGTGCAGTTTTTTGTGCTGTATAAGTGCTGTCTAAATTTCCATTAACATATAAACTCATTCCATCAGTAGTATTAAATGTCAGTGCTACAAAATACCAAGTGGAATTGGAAAAATTTCTGCTTGATGGATATGTGTATGGAAATCCTGTCCAAGAAGTATGCCCACAATAAAGTTTTGATGCGCCACCAAAAAACATATAATGTCCACTTCCTGCACCATCATCTTGACTCATTAGATTATTATCTGCGGTAGCATTAAGATAAAACCAAATACATTTTGTATAAGAATTTGCGTTTAATGGATTACCTGCTACTGTTGCATATTGAGTTGATCCATTAAATGTAAAATATCCACTATTACTTGTGCTGAATGTTGGACTATTAACTAATGTTGTGCCATTACTACTACTAGCAAGATTATTCCATGTCGTACCAGATCCTGGATATGATTTTATATTAGCTGCATCCCAATAACCAACTAATCCATTTGTTACGATGCTTGGATTATAACCAACAGCCATTATTAATACTCAACAATTAATTTTGGTACGTCTTTTCTTTCTGCAAAGATATGATAGTAACAGTCAATAGATGAGAACCATGGCTTTGTCAAATACACAACATTATCTTGGATTGATTTAACTGAAGGCATCTTACTATTACCAATTGGTGTAAGTAGTACCGTAATTGTGTTTTCATCTACCAGTGCTGTCCAATATTCTGGCAGTTCAATCATATCGTTCTGAGTGCGCCCTCTAATATAGACACCGTTTTCTGGACCTTCCAATGATCCGTAACGGAGTTTCATATTTTCTCTTGTAGGATGATTGATCAAGAATGATTTGGTTTGTGCGGCCAATGATCCAGCAACATCAAGTGTATATTGCGGTGTTGCTGTACCAATACCAACACGATTGTTTGTAAAGTCATAAACAAAGTTATTTGATCCATTTGCAGAACCAGCATTTGCGTAAATAACTTGTTTTGTATTTGCACCAGTAATGGTAAATGTATTTGCTTGTGTATATGATGAAACAAGAGCGGAAATTACGTTTGTGCCTAAAACAAACAAGCTACCACTTACGTTGGCATTACCATTTACATCAAACTTATAAGCAGTTGAAGTATAACCAATACTGACGTTACCAAGCTGATCAATACGCATACGTTCATATAATGCGTTTTGTGTACTACTTGTAACAGAGTTGGCATTGGCTGTTTGGAATATCAGCGCACCACCTGCACCTGTACCAGTTGACTTAGAACCAGCAATAAAGAAATTGATACCCGCTGTATCAGTTGTGCCACCAACAACAGACTGAGCAATTAGATTTTGTGTTACTGGGGCGGCAGCATCGGTTGCACCCATTTGAATAGTGCCAGGAGTAACAGAAGATAGGATGCCTTTGTTACCTGATTGATTCCATGTGATAGTGCTATAAACAGTTAGACCGCCGCCAACACTTACACTACCACCCTTATCAACAGAAAATTGAGAGATATTATCTCTACGCAAATCTATGAGTAAAGAATTGATACCACTTCCTGCATTTGTAGTATTATATTTAATGCCAGTATAATTTACGCTTGCACTACCCCAAATTTGTGATAGATCAAGAATTGGAATATTAGTTAAGTTATTACCATTGTTGGCTGTGATTGCACCAGCAATTGTTAGATTACCAGCAAAAGTTCCATTTGTGTTTGCAAGAGCATTGTTGGCCTTAGTGAATGATGAACTGATCCATCCAATAGCATTTACACCACCAAGAATTAAATTACTTGTCTTAATTGTGGAATTGAGAACCGACAGAGTAAAATTATTACCAGCAGTATCAATAAAATTATTTGCTGGTTCTTGATTATATTCATGGAAAAGATAATATTCTTTTGAGATATAATCTCTAACTAGCCCTGTGTGAACAGTAGAGCAAGCACCGTTGTTATAATTAGCTACAAAACCAATATCAACAATATCAGATGTATAGTTATTACCGGCAAGGTAAATTAATGGATCTTGAACAACTAATGTATTGGCATCAATTTTATAGGTATTACCAGAAACAGTAAGTGATCCTGTAATGGAAATATTTCCAACAATTGTTTGTCCAGATGAAGATAATTTTACAAATGTTGCATTTGAATATGAGTTTGCTCCAGCACCTGTATTAAAAGCTAAAACATTAGCTGCATTAGCTTGATCAAAAGCTGCTGAAGCAATTGTATTAGATGCAGCACCTACCGTAACTGTATAAGCATTTGCACCTATACCTATATTGAAAGCTAATACATTTGCTGCATTGGCTTTATCAAATGCTGCCGATGCAATAACATTTGCGGCGTTTGCTTGATTAAAAGCTGCTTGTGTGTTAGCATCAACAAGATATGCATAATAATTTGCAGAATTTGCTTTGTCATAAGCGGCAGAAATTATAGTACCACCGCCAGCATTAGCAGCATTGAAAGCTGCTACCGCAATAACATTTGCAGAATTTGCTTTGTCATATGCAGCATTAGCTTGATTGTATGCCGATATAATTGCAGGACCACCAGCAGCATTTGCGGTATTAAAAGCTGCTACGGCAATAACATTTGCAGAATTTGCTTTGTCATATGCAGCGTTAGCTATATTACTTGTTGATGATATATCTGATGGTGGAAAATATAAACTTGCCATTAGGCATCAACCCATGCGGTAAATTTTTGTCCTGTTACTGCGCCATAAATTGAATATGCGGTTCCTGGTGCATCACCCGAAAACGATAGAAAACCACCATTAGCTGGAATACGAATAGAACCATTTTGATTTGGACCAGCAACACCAAATGGTGACCACCAAAGATCATTTGATGGATCAACATTACTTAAATTAAAACGAGTTCTGTTGGCATTTGGCTGAGCTAATACTTGAGCAGTACCACCAGTTTGGATAGTTCCTGATAAATTGATTGGCCCAGAAAGAGGAGCTGGCATACTAAATTCCTTTTGTTAAGGTGGAGGGTAACCGATGCTACCCTCCACAATCTTATATTAGAGCGGAACTTCTTCCCAAGACATAGAGCCAAAGAAGCCAGATGTACCAGCTGCAACGGTACTCATGATACCTGCATAGCCACCAGGAGGTAGAACTACTGATCCTTCAAGATCAATAAATGTTGGACCGTTTGTGGTTAGTGTGGTAAATACTGTACCAAGAGCATGTGTAAAGTTAGGTGCAGTTGGAACTGTGTATGACGAGTCAACTGTACCATAACCGGCAGCACCAACACCAACATAAGAGTTACGAACTGTTAATGGTGTGGTGTGAGTTACGTTAGTACCTGAGTTATAGCCTACACCAAGAAATATTGGCATAACTGCTGCTGGAGCAACTGATACCAAATAACCAACTTTGTTAATTACCAAGTTGACTGGTGAGTTAATTGGATTAGATAATAGAATACCTAAAATTACTGTTGTTGAACCAGAAGTTACTGCTGTGTTGGTAACACCAGTTGGGTTAGCAGCAAGAAAACCTGCACGACGGTAAACTGTTTCGTAATAACGGCCATGAAGTTCAGAGACAATCATATCGCCCATGTTACCTTGGCGAATAACTGCCTGCTGACCAGCTGGTAGAGACGCTGCTGTAGCGAGAGCGCCAATCTGTCCTTGAATAATCATATTTTAAATCTCCTTTATTAGATTCTCAGCTATTTATATTATTGGTTAAAGATTGAAGGTTCCTGACGGAATAGCTCAGGTGGATCATTAGATCCCTGTCCGTTTGCAATCAATCTTGGTAATTCATACATTTGTTGATTTAGTATTCTTAATTCTAGTAATATCTGTGCTAGAAGTTCGGTAAAATTTTGACCTTCATATTGTGAAGTATCTTGTACGTTTAATGCTGCCGATTGCTGATAAGAAGCTGGAATAGCACCAACAGCATTCATTGGTAATGCAGTATTAGCTTGTGGCGAGTTAGAGTTGTAAGAATGGAAATATGGAATTGCTGCCGTTGACATTAAACGGCCAACCATATCCGTCTGCGCTCTCCTTACCAAGTTTGCTTGATCAACACCACCTACTGTTATAGGGTTTGCCGCTGCTACAGAGCTACCTGTGACAATATTACCACCAACAGCGAGAGAGCCTGTAACACCACCTGTAATTGCGGCAGCGTTACCAATATTTTGTAAGTTGACACCAAGCTGTGCAGTTGCAACCGCTACGGCTGAACCACCAATTTGTGCAATGTTTGTACCAAGCTGTGCTGATGCAGCAGATACGGCTGAACCACCAATTTGTCCTAAATTAGTAGTAGGAACAATTGATGCTTGTTTGAATAAAACGGCAGCTTGAGTTGGACCTGCTGCTGCAACAGTCAAAACAATTTTAACATATTGTCCAATTACTGGACCAGTTGTTATACCTGCCGCGGCAGGTGTACCAAATAAAGAACCACCATATGTTGCCATATTTGTGGTTGTAAAAAATGTACCATCAATAGATTGTGAAACTGTAGCAGTTTGTGTTGCTGCTAATTGCAATACGATTGTACTATAACCAGAAGCGTTAAATACATATGTATTATTACCTTGCATAAAGTAAGGAATACCGTCTGATAGAATAAGCGCGCCGTTTCGATCTTGTTTTACACCGTTACCAAAAGCAACTTGAAGGGGAGTATCTGGATTAAATGCCGCAGCTAAATTATCGGCAGCAGATGGTCCAGTTCCTGCTCTACCAACAAATGTTATTGTAGGAGAACCACTATAATAAGCAATATTATAACGAATATAACGATGCCCAGTTTTAATAAAAAATGTTTCGTCAGCAGATGTAATTGTATCTGTAACAGACACATCGGCTGAATTGTTTAAAAGTACAACATCCCAATCAAGGCCATCATTGGAACCTTCAATTTGAGCAGTTATTTGCCCTGTACCGGATACTTGAATGGCCACTGAACCATAAGACATTGTATCAATAGCTGAACCAGCACCAGTTGCGGCAATAGTTCCGCTAAATAGTGTGGTTCCATCTAAAGGTCTGAATTGTTCAAAATAAGCCATTTGCTTTCCTTAGTAAACTATCCAGCTAGATCCTGTTGATCTAACTCCTAGCATAGAATTTTTGAATAAAATGATGACATTAGCATAACCATCAATCAAATCTGCACCTGTTCCTACAATAGTAATCATACCAGTATTTATGTTCTTAATGTCATATGACTGTCCAGAGTAAGACAAGGCATTAGGAAGTGTGAGAGTTAATGTACCATCTGTCAAAATCAAATCATCTGTGAGTAACAGAGTATTGCTTGATGTTACAGTACGAACCGTATATGCTTTTTCTAATTTTGTGTTGGCTAATGTATAAGCAGCATTTGCTTGATTATAAGCAGAGGTAATCCAAGATTGAGTATTTGTATTATTTAACCAAAGATTATTTGTGTTAATATCAGCATTAAGAACTGAAAGGCTAAAGTTATTACCAGTAATATCAATTATATTGTTAGAAGGCTCTTTGTCATAGCCTTGGAATAGATAATACTCTTTGGTAGTAGGATCACGTATTAGGCCAGTGTGAACAGTAGCACAAGCACCATTATTATAATTGGCCACAAAACCAATAACAAGCGAGTCTGTGATATAGTTTTTATCAGCCAGATAAATTAGGGAATCTTCAACTGAGTAATTTGTAACGTTTAATTTTGTTGTATTACCAGTTACAGAAAGATTTCCTGTAATAGAAACGTCACCAGAAATTAATCCACCAGTGGAAGAATATTTTGTATTTGCTCTTTCATATGCTGCATTGGCTTGATTAAATGCAGGAGAAAAATCTGTAACAATTCCAGTAAGAGCCGCACCATTACCATAAAAATATGCTGCTGAAACATTTCCAGGAGTTGTTAAATTTGCTTGATGGTCAACATATAACAGGTCGTTAATTTTGAAGAATGAATTTGCTGTGTAGCTATTGATTGCAACATTGCCATCTTCGTATAGAGATAATAACGCATTATTTGTTGAAAGGCTTGAAGCCGTAGATGTTACCCATATAAAGTTAACATTATTATAGTTAAGTTGTGCCCAATCTGCTCCATTAGGAGCAAATAAATCAATACCATTTTGTGTTTGAATATTACCAACTGCTGTATTGCGTGCTATTCCTGTATCAAAGAACAACGCACCAGTCATTGTATCGCCAGCTTTTAGAACTGACAAATTAGCTCGGTCATAGACTGGACCAGCTATCTGATTTACTGTGACATAAGCAAGATTGGAATAATAATAAGCTTGATTGGCAGTTTCTAGAGCTTGGAGAGATAAGCCAGATTCAACACCAACGGTGCGAACTGTTTGATTTTGTTGGCCGCTGATTGCAACTCTGCTTCCTCCTGTCGTATTAACAATTACTTTTGTCATTTACTTTATCTTGTTACGCGAGGAGTTACCGTTATAATACCTTCTAATACTCTATTAACAGTTCCATATGGATCAGTTGTGTCAACATCAAATAGATATCTGCCAGGTTTAATGTTCGATGTGTTAGCTGCTGGTAAAGACATAGTAATCTGGCCGTTTGGTGCATTGGTAATACTACAAACAATTTCCGCTGTGGCATTAATTGAGTAATATGATCTACGCATCTGGCTTCTTACAGAATATCCAGATATATTGATATTAGCATTTGTAATGTCATCGGTCAATGTGATAACATTATTAAATGTAGTACCTTGATCTAGGAATAATTCTACATAAGAAGCCATTTTTATTATTACTCTTTAATTAATTAGTATATGGAACTATTAGCAGCTTCGATAACAAATGTATTGCCAGCTAAACTTGTGCCTGCACCAACTCCAGCAATACAACTGATAGTAATTATGGCATTACCACTAAATGTTCTATTAACACCTGTAAGCCCAACACCACCACCCACAAGTCCATATCCATTTGCTTGAATTGCTAGAACGTTTGTGTTTATCGAAAGCGTTTTATTTCCTAAACCATAATTGAAAACTTTGAAAACATCACCCGAAGAAAATACAGCATTTGGTAAAAATACGTTTGTTGTACCAGAACCTATCACAATAATTTTACCAGCATCACTTTTCTGTAATGCATATACTGAAGTTTGATTATTAATTGGTTGTGATCTTACGTTACCGATACTATCTGTAATATATGTACCAACTGAAAGATTGGCCGCTACGTTGGCATATGATCCTACAACAAGAGATGTGCCAACTGTTGCGTTTGATCCTGTCGATAAATATGTACCAATTGATGCATTAGCTGTGGTGCTTAAATATGAACCAATTGTTGCAAATGTACCAATTGCTGCATTTGCTACGGTCACTAAGTATGAACCAATTGATGCAAATGTTCCAACTGTAGCATTTGATGTAACATATAAATTAGAGCCAACAGTTGTGTTAGCACCAGTTACCAAAAATGTACCTACAGTAGCATTCTGTGACGATCTTATATAACCAGCAGCGTTAAGATTTGTCCCAACTGAAAGATTTGCTGCAACATTGGCATATGATCCTACAGTTATTGATGTGCCGATTGACACATTTGAAGCAGTTGACAAATATGTGCCAATTGATGCGTTTGAAGCGGTTGACAAGAATGTACCAATTGATGCATTTGCTGTTGTAGAAATGTAACCAGAAGCATTAATATTACCACGAACGTTTGTGGTTGCTGTCAATACGTTAAATGTATTTGTAAGAGCAGATGATGTATTTGCTAAAGTTAAGGCCAAATTACCTAGAACAACACCAGCATAAATGATATTGCTTGTTCTAATATTAGCATTTAACATATCTAATTGGAAATTACCCAAAGAAGGATCAATATTATTGTTTGATCCTGGCTCTAAGCTATATTCTTTAAATAAGTACCATTCCTTTACAACACTATTTCTATACATTCCTGTATGGACATTAATTGCTCCACTATTAACATAATTTCCAACAACACCAATATTAAGTGAATCGCCCAATAAAGCAGATGTATAGTTATTTGCGGCTAGATAAATCAAAGAATCTGCTGTTCTAAATGTTCCACCAAAAATAGAGACATTTCCAGAAACTATTAAATCACCATTAATCGTACCACCAGTGTTGGCTATCTTAGTATTTGCATTGCCGTAAGCAGCCTGTGCAACAGTTAATGCTTGAGTTGCCAGTGTATAAGTTGTATTTACAGATCCTGCCGCAGCGATATTGCTGGAAGAATTGTCTGTTACAACATTTGAAAGACCAACATTGATACTAACTATTTCGCCAATATTTGCACGAGGAGTAATTAAAAGACTTGCAGAATTGGTTACAAAACGAAGAACCGAATTTTCTGTAATGCTATTTCCTAATACCACAAGCTGATTGGTAACAACGCGCCATTGATCGAAAGTATTAGCTAATGATACGTTTGCAATAGTCATTTATTTACCAATCCGTTAAGTAATGTTTTAATTTCTTGAAGATCAGTCTTAAGACTGTCAATCTCACCAAGTTTTTCTTTAATACTATTTATTTCTTCGTCCTTAGACTTCATATTGTTAATAAGATTTCTTTTTAACATATAGTCGCTAAGTTCTTTCTTATTATTAGAAATTAATGCTTTACTGTGCATATCTCTTTGATAAGAAGGATTTTCTGTATCAATCTTAACTACCATTTATTAAAACTCCTGACCCGGCAATGCAATTGCTCTCATATCAGTTAACGCTGGAGGATTAACTGTATCGGAAGTGTACATAATAATCTTAATCTGGAATTGATTGAATGTCTTATATGTAGTTGTTCCTGATGTATATGTAATTGGATTTGGAGCATTTACAGGCTCAAATTCAAATTCAATATAATTATCTTTGGCCAGAGAATATGCTGAATTTAATGATGCTTGTTTCATAAGAACAAAATTCTTATCATCAAAGTTGTCAGCATCATTGGCATTCTTAACTTTATAATAAACTTGAATGTTTGATCCTATTGGCTTGTATGCAGTTACAAACACTTTAATATCAGATGATTCAAATCCTTCATTAAGTGTAGCCACTCTAGAAATATACTTAACGAGAGCAGATCCACCAGCTGGACTTGTTTCAGCTACAACAGAGAATGTTTGTGCTGTACCACCAGCACTATTGCCTGTTGTTAATGAAACTCTTGTTGTATCATCAATATATCCTGAACCACCATCAGTAAGAACAATATAGTCGATGCCATTTGCACCTGTTCCTGTTCCTAGTGTATTTGCTACTGCATAACCAGCTGCACCCGCACCGGTATTACTTGTAATGGTCAAGTTAAGAACAGAATTTTGAGTAAATCCTGTTCCTCTGTTTGTGATGATAATATCACTTGGATCAAGTGAAGCATCGTCAATAAAGTTTTCGTATGAAACGAGAGAATTTCTATTACGGAAAATAATAGGTGAAACATCTCTATTCGAAGTTTGTAGTGTTGTTCTGATTTTCCAGAAACCATCAGAATTACTTGTAGTAATAATTCTTCCAGAATCTGAGAACATCATTGTTTCTCTTAATACTTCATTATACTCATTACTTGTGTATAAATCGCTATCTGCAATCTCAAACTTTAGATTCGTAGATGAAACAATTGGTGTTGATTCCATATGAAGAAGAATAGCATCAGAATTTAAGTTAGCTGCTGGTTTATTATTAACAAATGTTACTACACCTGTTGTATTAAACACGCACTTATTAAGAGAGAACATCATATCTTCAAGCTGAGTTGGAGTCCATGTTGAAGAATTTTGTGACTTGAACAATGATCCAATATATGGTTGTTCAGAAACAATACCTTTATCTCCATTAATCTTTTTCTCACCTAATTCAGATGCCCATACTTCATAGTCCCAACTATCACACATTACAACAAGGGCATATTCTCCTGGAGCAAGATAGATTGGATCTGAAAATGTAAACTTAGTGGAACCCAAAATAGGTTCCGCATATGGGCTAATTTCAGCATCAGCTTGTCTTTGAAAAGCTGTTGGATTACTGCTTGTTACAACATCTTGTGGAAGAAGTGTAACAACAGAACCAGGTATTCTTTCAAAAGAACTTGGAAATCCATTGACTGTTGGACGAATTTCAATCCAAACAGGCTTATTGTTATCTTTATTGCGGAACCACAAATCAACAGAACTCAAGAAAATTCCATCAGGATTTGTATTTGGATCAACAAAGAATGTCTGCGCTAATGGATCATGTCCAGCGTTATCAAGATGTAATTGCTGTGGTGAACGCGCTGCAATTGGCGGTGATACCACAGGTGGCGGAACATATGGTGGCGGAACATAAATTGGCGGCAATGGTGGCGGCAACTTAGGTGGCGGAGGCGGTGGTGGCGGTGGTGGTGGTGGCTTTGGTGTTGTTGTAGTTGTTGTAATACGCTGAGTTGTTACAGTTTCTACAACTTCTTGTGTTACAGTCTTAAGACCTTGTGCTGAAAATACATATGTTGCATAACATGTGGCTTCAGTTACATCTCCGGTCCAAGTATCAACAATCTTGAAAACTCTATCGCCTGTTCTAAATGTTTCTGCTGGAATATGGAATGTACCTGAAATTTCACCATCGCTATCTGTATATAAACTAATACCTGATGGATCGATTCTACCTGAATCTACAATACTTACTACAGAATTTGGTATAGTAATTTCTGGAAATTTATCATAAGGTCCAATTTTACCAATAGGAGGCATGATGAAAGGTACATCATCCCAATCACCGTCAGTAAATGTTATTTTTCTTGAGACGTTATCCCAACCTTTAATCTTTTTATGTTTTCCTACACCACCATAAACTAAATGGCCAGATGTAATGTGAACTGAGTTACTTCCATCGGTACCCCAGTGATTATTAGGTACGTGACGCGCATATTCTCCCAAATAAATTGAATCATTAGCTGCGCCTTGAATAATACCAGAATTAATAGTATGTCTGTAAAATAGACCTTGTACGTCAGAATTTGCAGCAGGATTATCTGCTGTCCATGCTTCGCCAGGATTTAAATTACCAAAAATACTCTTGGAACTATAACGAATGACTGTATTTCCTTTTGAGTCATCGTCTTTTCCTTTCCATTTCCAGGAATGGATTTTTGTAATTTGTTTACTAGAATTGGATGTTAATCTGATTTTACCAGATTTACCATGTTTCTGAATAGTATTTGCTTGTTTCTTTTTATCCGGATATTTAATACCATCAATTGGTGGAGTACCACCACCTGTATCAAGTTCAATTTCGTTTGATGGTGCAATGTATCGTGTTACGTCCACATTATCAAAAAAGAACCAGACACGGCGATTTGGGCGAAGGCCAGATGCTATAAATTCAACTTCGAGATTTCTCATATAAGGTTGAATTGATGCATCAATAATACCGTTATCATAACGTTGAGTCGTTGATACTGTTTGTGCCTTATAGGTTACTACCGGTGGTGGTGATGGAGACACAGATTTAGGAGGTGGTGGCGGTGGAGATGATACGCTGCGTGAAGATACTTTGACACCACTAAAAGTAGGAGTTGTTGAAGATGTGTTACGATCTTCTCCTAAAAATCCACCCATGCCATCAGATTGAGCTATTCTGCCTGTGCCGCCAACACGACCCCAATCACCACCTCCGCTAAAGCCACCAGAACCACTATTAGTCCAATTACCCATTTGTCTTAAAATCCTTTTTTAACTCTATCTATTTATTTGTTAAATTAACGATTAGGTGTACCAAGATGGTTATTCCAGAAACCAGATAGTTGTGTTAATGGACTATTATTTCCTGTATATTTCTTGTTATAGTCTTGGAAAACAGTACTCCAGGAAATACTACCGTTCGTTGTTCCATATCCTTTACCTAAACCATTCAACCATAAGCCATATCCTAAACCATGAACAGCGGTATTTACTTTTGCTGAGACAGAATTAGAATTAGCATGAGCAGTTCTAAGTGTCTTTGTTTTTGGTGGTACAATATCATTTTCACCACCAAAATTTAGAACTAAGTCTGGTGCTTTAGTTGTATCAACCCAGTAATCAGATTCAGGTTCCATTACAATCTTACCAACATATGCTGCATACATATATGGATTTACTGGAATATATTTTGTTGCCGCTGGTTGCTGAATAAAAGTTTCTTCTGTATATCTTAGTGTGATATATTTTTTGTTTTCTTTAATTCCAGAAATTGTCGTTTCGTCAGGATGTATATCCATTGGTGTTGCTTGTTGTGGCGCTCTTGCAACACCATAAACTTTATCCATAGCAATATAATAATCAGGATTATTTACATCACCAATACCGTGTGTGGTAAAGTCGTCAACAATAATACCATTCTTTGTTCTATCAAGGCCATTAACGTCCTTAATCAACATGTCTGTTGCAGACTTTTCAAGCAATGATAGAGACTGATAATATTCTAGATTGTCAATTCTCTTTTCAAGTGTTCCAATATCTCTCATTGTATAACGTTTGTTTTCGATAAACTCAATTTTAACGTTACTCTTTGATCCTGTGTATGGCTCAAGTGTTAACTTATAAAGCGGCATTGCTCCAGGAAGATTACTTGGAAATGCTGGAGTTAATGAAGACTTTCCATCAATTACGATAAATGGATATTGACCACTTATAGCAGGAACCATTGTTAATAGTGATCTTCTTGGCAGATAATATTCATAGTCTGCTTGATAATTGGTAAAGATATTTGGAATTCTTGACCCTTGTAGTGTAAAGTTTGGATCTGTTGAAACCAAATTTTGTCTCTTTGGTCTAAAGTCGATACAATCTCTTAGATTATATGACACACCCTTAGAATCTATAAACACAGGAATATCAGTATATCCTGCTGTTGTACTTACATTAGGATATGAATCAACGCTGAAATATCCTAAACCATCTTCTGTTGCACCTTGAATATGATCATACCAATCAAAACAAACAACTAGTGGTCCTTTAATATTACCAACTTTTGGCTTTAATGTAATAGAAGCATGATCATAGTGTGAATCTCTTTGACCATTATCAAAGCTAAATTTATCTATGATATTTGTATATGAAGTTAAACTTCCTCCAGAAGAAGGAAGAGAACCACCATTCATATCGTAAATTGCTGTGATGCTCTTAACGTCTGAAACATAAAGACTATGTTTTGCACTTGGTGTTGTATCAAAATTTGATATTGTTGCTTGACCAACAGGCATATATACCGCAGTCACTTCACCTGTTGTGGTAGCGGTAATTGTTGCATTTGCGGCCGCAGAACTAAAAGTAGTTATATTTCCTGTTGTAAGACTTTTCTTTTTCGGACTAACATTACCGCCACCTTTAAGATTTACAACGGCATATAATGTTGCTGTACCTGAATAGCCAAAATTTAATGTGATATCAATTTTTTCGTCTGTAGTTGGATCAGAAACACTTGTAATAACTAAAGGTGATCCATTAGCAGCAAATACCATAAAGTTTTGATTATCACCAGTATTATTATAATTTTCTTTTGCAGCAGTCAATGCAGAAATGCCTGTTGCAGAACCACCAACAAATGTTACGGGAATATTTTTAACATATGTGTACTGTTGATCTGCTAGGCTATTTTCTTTAATATAATTTTGTGGAAATTTAAATACCATATTTGTGAGTGTTGGATAGTACGGTCCACTATCGATATCAGCATTAAGTGTTCCATTTGTTGGTGTAGCTACACCTGGTGTATAACCTGATGCAGAAATAATACTTTCAGCTTCATCAAAGTCAAAATCAATTGAAACATTTGATGTTGCGTCCATAGTTCCTATAACTGAATTTACAAGGAAAACTCTGTTTGATCCACCAGAATTAGTGTAATTTACGATGTTTCCTTTGTAACCAGATCCTGTACCAGCAAAAATTCTAAATGTTGCACCAATATATGCATTACTTGTTGCAGACAAATTTGAATCTGCAAGAGTTACAAGTGAATAATTGTTTGAATAAAAGTTTGATACACTACCTGAAATTTTACCATTTGATGTAATAGGATTAAATCTAAGATCAAACAAACTTAAATTATAAAGTGGTGTATTGCTAACTGCTGTTGTTGGACCAGAATAGCTTAAATTTCTAATTTTTGCAGTACCAATTTTACTACTTGAATATGTAATGGAAGATGTTTTATCTACAACACCAGATTTTAAGCAATGTATATCAACAATCGGATTAGATGTAAAATCGACATTACTTGAAACGTTTGATACTGTTATATAATTTCCGTAATTTAGTCCTAATTTATAATTAGAAACACTATCTGTATCTGTTGCTCGATTTAGATCAATCAGTTCTTCAGCCAAAGTTTCAGTCTCATATCCATTAACATAAGCTTTGCCTGGAGACAAACTAATTTGTAAAAGTTGACTATTTGAAGAATTATCATTAATACTAATATTAAAAGGACGAACAGTATAATTTCCAGACTCGTCATATGTGCGGCGAGCAAGTTCATCACCTAAAGCAGAATAAATTGCATATTGAACTTTCTTTTTAATTACACCATTATCAATTCTCATTAGTTCAACAAATGATTCTTCGTCTATTGAATCAAGTGATCTTTTTGTGAGATTGAGTTGTACCTTAAGTCTAGCTGCACCAGGTGCTTGATAATTTGATGATTCTTGTGCTGGATCTAATAAACTATTATCTGAATTTTCTGTGACAACGGATTGATTAATTTCCAAACCAACTTTAGCATTTGCATTTGGTGTGAATGGATCTACAATTATTGTCTGTGCTGGAACTTTAATAAAATATCCATTCATAAAGAAAATGGAATCTTGAATTGATGCAGATAAACCAGAAGAATAATAATCATTTGTTCTGCTAATAGATGCATAGCTATTAGATGTAACACTACGAATGTTGTCTGTATTTGAGAAAGCCGAACCAGAAATATATTTTACAGACAATGCTGGTGTTGAACCTGTATCTGAAGTTTCTAATGTACCTACAACATAGGCTTCTACAACATTATTACCGCTAGAATAACGAATACGATCATTTAAGAAATTTAAGGCTACAACATCTGTACCGGAAAATTTTGGCTCAAGATTTAAAGTAATAACACCTGTGGTGCTAATTTGACCACCTGCAACAATAGAACCATTTTGAAAAATGTGATTACCAAATCTTTCAATCTGATTTTGCATAATAGTTTGAATCTGAGTAAGCTCACGGGCTTGGACCGCATATCCTGGTCTAAAAAGAATGCGATTAAAATTTTTATCCTCAGAAAAGTCATCATAATATGGAGAAACAGTTGTTTCCGCAAAAACGACTTTGGTATTAACAATATTTGCAGTGGTCATCTTTCATCCTTAAAACTTTAGAACTATTTTAAAATCTTCTATTTGATCAGCATTACGGGTAATAGGTACAATATTATCAGTATATAGAATTTTACCAGTATATGGTTCCAATTCTGGATATGTAATAGATGAAACAAATTTAGAGGCCAAAGAATTTGTTCCAGTAAGAATTGATATGGTTGGTGTACCTTCTGTATTTATCAGCTTAATTAAATTATTAGAAGAATCCCACTGTACCACAGAACCTTTAAATGTCTTGTCAAGTATTGAACCTTGATATACAGACTCGTCATTAATAAAGTCAACTCCACCGGCAGCTAAAGTCAAGCTTGTTGTTTGTAAAAATGTGGAATTGGAAAATACTGTATTGCTGTTATAGATATAAGGATCTTTTAGAATTGCAATTTGTCTGTAATCATTAACAACAGGTAATTTACCGCCCTCTGAGCCAGATATTTTTGGATTGAGCATGACATATGCGCCACCCAATTCATAAAGAGGATCTGAACCGTGACCACCTTTTGGTGAGATTATAGCTCTGGCCGTAGCTCCTGCGCCTAAACCAATGTCAATAATTGAAACGTTTGCCCAATTATATCCATAACCAGGATTTACAATGCTAATACTATTTACAGTATTTGATATATTATTTAATCCAAAAGTGGCTGTTGCACCAGAACCGTCTCCTGTAATTACAATAGAAATATTAGCAACGTTATCATAATTTGTGCCACCTGTTTGAACTATAATATTATGAATTCCACCATCAATTGCTGTTTGTTGAACTTGCCATTGCTGAGAATTATCATCATTTACTATAGTTTTAACAGAAATATAAGATGACGTTGTAAATCTGAGTTGGTCCACATCACTCAGGGTATACATATATTTCCAAATATAACCATCACTGGATGGTGAACCCATATTTGTAGAAACATAACTAGGTTCTACAGTTGAATTTGAACTGTAATTATTGGATATACACTTATAAACATGATTATTTGATGTTATCACATAAAATGTGTTAGCACCATCATACAAAGTGGTTGATTTATCATCGTAGGCAGCATACTTTGTATTGGCTGCCCAATTGAAACGAGGAATAACATGCGACATATCATTGCCAGTCAACTTCTTACCACCAATCATATTTTTCCAAAATAGATTAGTTTCAGAAATTGCTACGCTGGCATTTGGTGGCAGAGCATCATTAGTCCAGCTATCAATCTTACCATACGCTAGATAATACTTGGTATTAGGAGATGGCTCACTTACCGACTCCTTAAACTGTTCCGCCGAATTGATTCTTAAATTAATCAAACTTGCTGAAGTCATTGTCTTCCTTTTGTTTTATATTTATACATCAAATATATGACCCCACATAAGCCAATCCAGATGTATTTGACGTATTGGCATGAACCACATTAAACGTATTGGAATCATATACCGTCTTAATCATAAGTATACCAGAATTTACGTTAGGTGTATCGCCTGTAGTAAATTCCACATATAGATTTGCATTTGCTATAAATCCGTGAGAAGAAAGTGTGATTACAACATTTCCTAAATTGGCCTTATAAGATGCAGTTTTTGTAATAGTAACATTTGAGCAAGCGGTAGTTAATGATGAATTTGCTGGACTATCATTTAAATACATGTACTGATTGAATAGCTTCATGCCTGTAGGATGAAGGAGTTTCTTAACGTCAGAAACATAGTCATCATATGATTTTGCAACTTTAATAACATATGAGAAGTTCTGATAATAATCTCTATCTTGTAAGAAATTATATGCACTGACCTGTCCATCATCATTTAAATAATGACCAGGATAACTGTATTTGCCAGAAATAATTGTGGCAATTGCCTGTGCTAGATTTGAACCAGAATGCGTTCCACCCACTGTAAGATTTAACGTTGGAACTGTGTTATATCCTGTACCTCTGTTATTGACTTTAATTGTGAGAATAGCACCAAGCGGAGCGGTACTTACAGCCAGATTTTCATTGTCTCCGATTACAGCTACGGCCGCAATATTTGCGCCTGTACCACCGCTGCTATTTACTACGCAAGTAGGAAGTCGTGTTCTATCGTATCCTGATCCACCAATGTAATGTCCGGTAACAGGTTGGAATTTAACACCAGTTATAGAACCTGTAGCATTTACGGCTGTAACATTAGCAAAAGCGCCTGTACCAAATGCATCCGGTGGATTAACAAAGGTAATTGTATCACCTACAACATATCCAGAACCACCATCATAGATTTGCATCTTACCTAAGATGCCCAAATCACGAACAAAAGTGTTTGCTTGAACATCCAATGTTGGTGCTGTGTTATAGTAAGAGCCAACCGTATTGACGAAAGCTACCGTAATTGGACCAACATTTCCATAAACAAAAAAGTTCATAGAATTAGAGATCCAATTATTAGCTGGATCAGTTACAGAACTAACAAGATTAGAATACGTTGCATTTCCAATTTGCGTTCCTGCTTCTAAGTTGATTGTAGAAGAAACGATATTATATGTATTGGGGTGTGTATTACCCGATGTATCAACATTAAATCCGATAGAGCCACCAGAACCACCCGGACTTGTGAGAGTTATTGCAACTGGTGTATTGGCCTGAAATCCAGCACCAGAAGCAAGAACGGCAACACCTGAAATATATCCAAGTGTAATAGAACTTACCGTAGCGTTAGCTCCTGTTCCATATGGATGCTCAATAATAATAGGATCACCAACAGAATATCCTAAACCAGGAGATGTTACAGTTATTGTATTGAAAATATCATTAAAAACATTGGCAGCAAGAGTTTTAACAACACCATTTTCTTCAAACTTTGTGAAAATTTGTTCACCGCCAGAAAATGTACCTCGTTGAGATGATAAAGTAATCTCATTTACTTTTGTTCCATTGTCATAATAAACTTCAACATATTCAACAATTGCAGTTGAATTTGAATTATTTCCTTTAATTTGTGTATTTAAAAATTTTGTTAACCCAGTAATATCTGAATTTGCTACACCATCAATATATGGATCATCAACTCTTAAAACCTTTTGAATATACCATTTACCATCTGAGGCACGAAGAATATCTTTTTTGGGATAATAAACTTGTGCTTCTTCTCCAGTTAGGACATTTACAAAGAATATAAGAGCCTTTTCTGTTCCTTTTGCACGATAAAAGTCTTTTATATTTTTTAAAAGAATTGTCTTGTCGGCAACAGTATTTTTAGGAAAAAACTTTAAATATGTATTATACAGTCTTTCAGCTAGATCAGGAAGTGTTTTATCAATATCAAAATAATTTGTTATATTTTTAATACGCTCAACTACTTTACCATCAGATAAAGATGGATCTGTTTGTTCCATATACTCATAATATTTTTCCAAAAATGTAATAAAATTTTGGTGATCATTTCTTACAAAGAAAGGAACTTGACTATTAACAAGATTGGATATTTTATTGTTGGTTGACATTATTAAATTTCAGCTACCATTGTTGTTTGAATACTTGAAGCATCATATTCGTCAATAGTCAATATCAAGTTTCTTTGTGAAAATAATGTGCTATTTTCAGGTTCAATGTTAAAAGTGAGAGTATCATTATCATAATAAGCATTTTTTGTCAATGATAATGGTTTGAAATAATTCAATTTAATTATACCGTTATCATAATCAATTGTTCCAGCAGAACTATTAACAACAACTTTTTCACCTGTTGCTTTATAGTAAACTGTTCTCAGAATACCATTTCTTGCCTGAAGTTTAGCAACTGCGGTTGCGCCAGTACCACCACCACCTGTTAATGAAATTGTGGCTCTTGTATAATTGGATCCTCTATTTGTGATAGTAATTCCAGTAACTTTTCCATTTATAATTTTGGCCGTTGCTGTTGCGCCAGTACCATCACCTGTAATAGTTACTGTTGGAGCAGAAACATAATTTGTTCCTGCTGTTTGAACTTCTATCGCGTCAATTCCTGTATAAGAATCAATAACTTCTTCGAAATAAACTTCTCTTTGTGTTCCAGTACTATCTTCAACCGTTACCGTTGGATATGAAAGAGATTTAATTTGACCAGAATAGGCTTTTTTTAGAGGTACATTAAAATTAATCGTATAATTTTTTGATTCATTTAATGTAGGAATAATTCTTTTCTGAATAAAGACTTTGACATCATTGCTCTTAATTGAGACATCAATATCATCAATGCTTTTTTCTAGCTTTGAAATTCTAAATGATGAACTAAAAGTGTTAAGTTCTTTATCATTATAATCAAGAATTGTAGTTTTTACCAATTCGGCAAGAGAAGATTCATCAAGAGAAGTCAATGCAGGATTGTAATAAACTGTATTAACTGTAAGGATGTATGTATAATCTGGATCAACAATTTCTGGTGTTACTGTTAGAATGCTGCGATTTTTAATAATCTCATTTGCAATTCTTTCTTTTTCTTTAATAGAAATAGCAAAGTTTTCTTTTGGCTTAAGTGAGATATAAACTTTACCATAAACAGGATTAACTTCTTCTTCACCACCCCAAACGGAAATAGAATCCACATTTGGATAATCTTTTAGAAGAATTGTTTCATAATCTGTCTTTGTAACGGCACGATTTTGTGTAGTATAGAAGATTGGTGCTCTAAAGCGAATATCCTCTAAAGATTCTTTGGCCGCGCCACCATATGCGGGTGATATTGACTGGACACTTATATTTGTTGCGTATCCAGAAATGGTTTGCATATTACTGAATGAATTTGCTTTATTGGCCGCAGGGCCAGCTGTATCAAGATATGATACGATAACAATGTTTCCGTTTATCAGACTTTTACCTAAAACTCCATCACCAAAAATAACATTATATTTTCCATTATAATCTGAATTTTCTTCTAGATAATAACAAGGCGTATCTGCACGAACCTCAGTTAAGTCTTGGGCACGATTATAGATTTGTGTTGAAGTATTTGTTACGGACTCTCTTACAGCAACCGTAATTGTTTCAGTATCAACATTTGCAGATGGAATTAAGAATGTACTTGTCGAACCATCATAAACATATTGTTGTGAAGCAGGTTCACCTTGTCTGATAACAACGTTGGAAAAAGTAAATTTTCCTGCCAATTTAATTGCTGTATTTGCGTTGACTGTAGAGAACACATAATTTTTACCGTCAACGGGCTCCGACACAAACTTAGTAAATTTTGGAAGCAAAAGAGATGTTGCTGAGGTATCTTCTGGAGCAGTAGGCGTGATAATAACATTAACCGTTGTTTCAGAGCCTTTCATACTTGAAGGTAAATAGTTTAGATGTTTTGCGTGAGAAAGAATAGAACTACGAATTTGAGCAGTATCAAGGAACATTTCACTTCCCACCATATTTAGGTAATAACCCATATAGTGAGTGTTATATGCCAAAAGATCCAAAAGAACGGCTAAACCAGATCCTTCAAAATCATAATCTGCAAATTCATTTTGACTTTTAAGAAAAGTCTTGAGATTATAGCGAATGCTGTCAAAGTCTAATTCGCTGATGCGAAGTGCGGTATTAGCCAAGTTCGTAGCCTTTCTTTTTTATATACTTATCTGATCTTTTCTAAGAAAACTGTAATCTGAAATGGATCGGCCCTATTGTTTACGGCAAATACTATACGAGCATCATATCCATTTAAGTCATTATTGGCATATACTGTTACCCCCAAAAGGGCCGCTCTAGGCTCAAAATTAGTGATAACTTCTTTAATAGCTCTTTCCAAATTATTGACAGTAAAAATATCAATATTGTCAAACATTATTTTTTGAGCATTGGATCCAATAAATGATCTGAACGGGCGATCATAAAAATTGGTTAAAATTAAGTTTCTGATTGATCTTGCCACAGCATCTGGACCAGTCTTTTTAACCACATCTCCCGTTAGAGGATGAGCTATAAAGTCAAGGTCTAAATCTGCGTAATCTTTTGTTCTTGCTGTTGCCATAATAGTTATTTATTCTTCTTTTCCAATTACGCTATAATTCTGGAAACAACTTGGTTATCTGTAACTGTTCCAGTCCAGTTTGGATCTACAAGATAATCATTTTGTGTCGTATTTGTAATTTTATAACCACTACTTAATGTGCTTGTAACTCCACCAAAAGTGTATGTGTTATTAACATACTCATCTAAAGAACCATTCCAATTTGCAGTTTGTGTGCCTTTTGTGTAAGCTGCTGATAAAACTATACCATTTTCTTCAATATTTATTAATTTATCGTAAAATTCTGGTATTGTAGGAGAATGACTACCATAAAAAGCAATGTCTTTATTAAACATGGTAGTATTTTTACCTTCAAAATTCCAAACATCTATAGACGCACCTAAAAAAGCATATTTTGTGTCATAGATAAAATTTCCTGCAGTATCATCATATAATTTTATTACTATATCAGTTTTGGTTATTTCTGTGGGCATTCTAAATGTTGAACTACTAGTTGAATAATTTGTATATAAAGGATCATCATAACCGTATTGAATAAAATAACTAGTATAAGTTGTATAGCTTTTTGGATCTACAGGATAAGGAAATATACCGATGTCATACTGACTAAATGCATAAAATGATAGTCCTTGAAGCGCAATAAAAATTCTTCTATTTGGACTTGGATCTCCAATAGGAATATCTTTGAAAGTATAACAAATACCTGTTGTATCATTTACACTTGAGATTGTATCGATATATCCAGAATATACTAATTTTGGAGGATATACACGATTAATTCCTCCTGCACCAAATCCACTAAGTTGATTAACTTTAAACATTAATCACTACCATTTGTATTATAGTAAATGTGTACACCATGTAATTTTACTGGCGATTGAATATAAGATGTTCCTGCTCCAGCTTCTCTATAAATTTGGAAATATGTAATTGTATTACTTGCTGCACCTGAAACAACAAGATCAGAACTAGCATTTGATAATTGTATAGTATTTGCGGTGCTGGTTGTTGAGGTATTATCATCAATAATTGTTTCTGCTCCCCAAGAACTGGAATCTGGATTAGCATCTGTGGCCAATCCCATAGCTCTCATTCTCCATCTCACACCCCAAGATGTTGGTGCCGCTTCGGTATTTGCGTGTGACCAAACAACTTTGTAGCTAAGATTTTTTGTTGTGTCCCAAGATTTAGGAAAAGAAATTTCAAATTGAGCAAATTGATTAGAGCTATTTGAAAAAGATAAAGACTGATAAACAACTTTATTCGTAGTCGTTTCAGCATAAGAATATGTTGCGCCGTTTGATAATCTAGGAATCATAGCTCTGGCTGGAATCCAAATAGTCTGTTTACTTCCACCTCCAGCCGACATATTTCCGTCCATATCGATACGGAATTTTGTGCTTCCATTTACATTTAATTTAAGCAAAGAAGAATCTGTACTTGCGCCTAAATTGGCAACATTAAGGCCAATAGCTGTGTATGTAACAGAGCTATCGGACATTGTGATTGTTATATTAGAGACAGGTACAGTCATTTATTTTTCCATTTTATTGTATTTATTAGGGAATATTATATCTTGCTCTAACATATGAAAGCACAACGTCAGCATAAACAGTTGTACTATTTCCAGCAGATATATCAAGAAAATATGAACCAGATATTGGTGGATTTTCCAAATTAAATGTAAAAAATGAAGATCCAGGTTTAGTTGCTGTTGCAGATTCATAAACCGATACAGTATTAGATGGTGAATTCCAATCGATCCAATAGTAAGACCAATATCTAAAGTCCCAGTTAATATTATATCCTAAAATTGCAACGCCGCCTGATGATAAGCCATTGTATAAATAGCCTCCGCCCTGATAACCTAAAGATGCAGCAAAAGGAGAATCTGATGGTCCTGGTGGAGCTCCTACGTTACTTCCTATTGTATTAGCATTGAGTAATTGTACAGAAAATCCTAAATATGGAGGACTACTTGAACTTGTTGTTCCACCGGTAATATCAAGTTTAAATTCTATACTAAATGATCTACTCCAATCATATGTGGCATTTGTTCTAAAATGTCCAACAGCATCTAATGAAACAGCATTAACCAAATTAATCTTGTTTGCAGAAACATTTGGATATCCTCCAACTGATCCATATAAAGTATAATTTGAATTAACAGAAAAATCTGGATAAAAATTAATATGATCTGCAAAATAATTTTTTAAATTCATATTATTCATTTCTAACCAATTTACCATTATAATAGTCCTACGTTAGTTGTGGGAAATGCGCGATTGAATCCCCATATAATTCTTACGGCGCCGCCACTTGCTGAACCTGTTACGGCTGCTCCGCCTCCATAATTACCACCATTTGCGCCGCTACCAGAAGATCCACCAGAACCTCCACCACCGGGACCAGCAGATCCAACACCTATACCACCAGGAGTGTAAGCGCCTGCCGCACCGCTAGCCCCTTGCCCATAAAGTCCTACACCGCCACCGCCCTGACCCGAACTAGAAAAATAAGTGATACTTCCACCACCACCTCCACCGCCAGAACCGGCAGTACCTGATCCAGGAAAACCATCATATCCATTACCACCGTTTCCGGAATAACCGCCGGCTCCGCCCCCGGAACCGTAACCTGCTAAGTAACCTTTTCCCCCATTACCTCCACCAGAATTTATTCCATTATCATCTGATGTATAAGTGCCTCCATAATATCCATTACCAGCTCTTGCAGACAAAAAAGTTAATGAATTAAAATAAGAATGTCCTGTCGAAAGTGTAGCTATTGTGGCAGGTGCTCCAACTTGAATAGTATAATTTTGTCCAGGCCAAACAGCAATATTATTACGCCAAACTAAAGCTCCGCCCGCGCCTCCAGCTAAACTATCGTTTACAAGGCTATCATAATTAGCTCCTGCTCCAACACAAACGACACAAATATTATAAACAAGTGCTGGACATGTCCATGTGTATGTGCCTGCTGTAGTATAGACAGCTTCGCCAATGATGTTGGGTATTGTTCCTATTATTGCCGCTTTAGGAAATATGACTGCCATAGTTATGTTGCCGTTGCTGTTCTAAATATTCTAACTGTCGTACAAGCTTGTGTGGAAACTAGATTCAATCTTATGTTTGACGTTCCAAATATAGAAACAGATAAATTACCAACACTTGTACCTATAATTAAATTACCATATTGTGTGCCTGCAACCGTAGATGATCCATCATGAATTAATGAATATTGTGTGGTATACCAATTTGATCCAGCATTCATTGTGACATGATAATGTGCTGATCTATAATCAGTCATTAAAAAAGTATCAATTATATTAGAAGTGGCCGCAGTACCATTTGTATTTGCTATAGTAACAATACTATTAACTTCTGTTTTGTTAATAATAATATTGTTAGCAACAGAATATGTGATTGCACCTAAAACAAATAGATTTGTAACATTTATTGAATTTGCGGTAATAAATGTCGATGTACCTATTACAGATATGTTAGCGGCGGCAAGAGTGTTGTTACTCTTAAAAAATAATAAGCTATTTGAACCATTTGCACTATCACTATCATTAAATAAAATGTTGTTATTGGTTGCAGCACCAACACCACCACCTGCAGAAATTTTTGCACCATTTATAAGAATATTTGAGGCATTAATGGTGCCATTAACATCTAAATGATAATTACCGCCAGCACCTCTTATTGCAACATTACCAAGTGGAGTAATACGCATTCTTTCAACAGAATTATTTGATCTGAAATAGTGCGTGTTAGCATCATAATATGATTGTCCAGTACCTAAATAATCGATATAAACTTGAGTACCATTGATACCTACAGCTTGTAATGATGCTTGTCCTGCAGGTGGTGCTATTCTCAGTCTAGCGTCACCAGATGTTCCATTAATACCTATTCTTCCTTCAGGCTGAATCCTCATAAATTCAGATCCAGTATTTGATCTGAAATAGTGTGTGTTAGCATCATAAAAATTCCGACCTGAACCAACATCCGAAACAATTATCTGTGAGCCAGTTCCAAAATCTGATGCTACTAATGTTGATTCACCAGGATATCCATAAACAAAAAGTCGAGTAGGAACACTCGGTATACTATATCCGGTATTTGTAATAGCAATTTGTCCTGTATCGGTAATAGTTAATACAGAATAATCTTCATTTATGGTATAGAAATAATATGTATTTGCTAAAAATTCCATATTATTAGGAGATGCTACTATTACATTTGAACCAGTATTTGATAATAATTTAATATTATTTGCGGATGTTGTGTACAAATATCCACGAAGATTTCCTGCAACATCCACAAGATCAATTTCATTAATATTTAAATTAGTTAACGTATAACCAGCATTAGATTTTGCAAATGCTCCTTGAGCTGCTTGTAATGCTAAATTTCCCCTATCATATGCTGTATTGGCTTGAGTATATGCTGACGTTATAATGACAGGAGAATATCCGCTGGCTATATCATATGCACTTTGAGCTAGAACATTTGCTGCATTAGCTTTATTGAACGCAGAAGAAGCAATAGTATTAGATGAATTAGCTTTATTATATGCCGCGCTTCCTATTGTTGCAGCATCAGTGGCCAAACTTCTTGCAGTAGAATCAAAAATTGCAATATTTGATGAAGGATATCCATTCTTATCAACGGAAAATTTAGTAACACCATTTACTTTAAGATCAAGCAGTTTTGATCCATAAGCCGATGCTAAATCAGTTACATCTACAGACAACGCTGAATATGAACTAGCAGAATTTGCAAATGTAGCTTTTAAATTTGAAATTGATACAGGCATTAGATTGTTACCACATAAGTATAAATGTTAGCATTGGCAGTATTAGCTCCTACGGTAAACCATTCTTCTAAAACAACATATTCAGAACCTTGATATACTATATTATCTATTGTTACATCAGGCGTAGTAGGTTGAGTAGGAGTAGGTAAAATAAAATCTGGAACAGGAATATTTAGTGCGACAATAATATCTTTTTGCTGATAGTTTTGTGATCTTTTTCCAGTAAAAAAATCATCTTCAACAATAACTGATCCTGCATCATTGACGAGAGCATACGTCATATCCCAAGGGCTGCCAGCTTCAACGCGAGTAGATAAATCAAAATTTGTAAGTACGTTAGTAGTATTGGAATCTTCACCAACAATAATCATACCATTGGCAAACATATTGCCTTGTATGTTTATTATCTCAAAAGAACCATCTTGACGAAAATTAACAGTACCTAAAGTTGTCGCATTATTTGAATTTGACCCTAAAGGATAAACATATTCATAAGTTAAGAAGTCGCTCATTTTCTACTACCATCAGAGCCTTCATAAACATATACATTTGGTGAAGCGCCAGCAGGATCAGTAGGAGGAATAGGATGATCCAGTGCATCTTTACCAGCAGCATCACCCACAGCGCATATAACTTTTTTACCACCAATTCTTACATTTTTTTTACCATATACAGCAATAAGACTACCACCACCATGAGAATTGCCATCACCCTCAACGGCCCAGCCTTTACCATTAACTTTAACAACTGACTGTGAAGCAATTGTTGAAGCTCCACAAAATCTACTATCACCATTTCTATGTGCGCCAGGCATCTTTTATCCTTATGGGTTCAAGTCAATGCCAGATGGATCTTCAATCTTCATACCAGACTTAGAATTAATATCCATACTAGTTCCAGCTTTAACGGCAATTGGTCCAAATGATTGCACGAAAGTTTTAACACCAGATGAAAGATTTACTTTTTGATCAGAAGCAAACTCTGCATTTCCACCTGTACAAACTACAGCCATACCTGCATGTGATCCAATATAAGTTTTACCTTCAGTTGTGTGTTCTGTATTTTCCGCAATTTTTGTTGTCTGATTTTTTGCATGAACAACTTGATCATCAAGAACAACAGTATTTTGATTTTTACCCACAGTAGTATTCATGTTACCTGAAACAACGGTATTGTAATCGCCGTCAACGTTAACATTATAATCGCCCTTAACTTTAAGTGATGCATCACCATCAACTACAATGTCATATGCACCAGTAACATACATTCTATTCTCACCAAATACCATTGTAAATTGGCCTTTGTGTGCTGTTATAGAAATTGCTCCATCAGGATGAAACTGAATTAATGATCCTGTACGATGCTGTAAGGTAATATGTTCCGCTTCAAGATTATCATTAAACTCAAAAACATGTCCAGAACGAGAGCCCATAATATATGAATTGCGTGGATCATGAGATGCCTTATCCATTCTCGCATCAGGCGGGAATGTCATTTTTTCTGGTGTTTTGCCTCTATCTGCTGGTTCTGTCATATTATACCGCTCCTAAAAATGCACCTGCACTCACAGCATAGCTATTCGTTGTACTGCCTGTAGAATTTAATGTTTTTCTTGGATCTGTGCCTTGGGAAGTAGAAATGTTTTGTTCCATAACTTGTTTAAATTTATTACACAAATCTTGTGATGCAAATCTTTGCCCCATTTGACTTATTACACCAGCGGAATCACCAAATAAATTTGAACCTCCTGCTCCAGGAAGAGAACTCATCAATGAACCAAAAGATCCTAAAAGACTTTCTAACTCTTTTGAAACAACACTTGAAATTGCTCCAGTTATAGGATCAATTGTTTTAGTTTCTGGGCCAAATGGTCCATTTACAACAGTTGTAATTCCTTCGGTTGATAATCCAGTTACAGCTGGATTTGACATTAGATCACTGAATATGTTAGCAACATCTGAGGTGTTGGTCATGCTTGTAAAAGCTTTAACAGCATTGATCGCAAATATTGTGGGGTCAGCAGTTATTCCACTTGACTGCGCCCCATCAACTGCCATTGTGCTAACGGAACTCATTAAACTAGTTGTGTTAGTTAGTGCTGTTAATACTTCAGGATCTAATTTGCTTGTCAATTCATTTAAAAGCTGTTCAGGAATCAAACTTAATATATTACTTAATTGAATTGGCAAACCAGGTAACAAAGATTGCAATGAAGATGTTAATACATTTGATACAGCCTCTACACCAGTTGATACATTTTTAATTTGCGGTAAAACTGTACCATTTAAAGGATAAGCTGCACCATGACCAGCAATACCATCTAACAATGTATGTTTATGATTTTTACCTTTTTCTTTTACTTTACGAACTCTTGCTCCATTTTCCATTGCTTCTTCAATATCTGGACGTATTCTAACAGGAAGCTCTTTATTTAATGCTTCAGAAATTTGAGGTAAAAATGTAACGAGTGACGTATTACCTGGCATATTGTTGTTAGATTTTCTTTTTGTTTGAGGCAATCCAACAATTGTACCTAAGCCAGTACCACCTTCTCCTTTATCTTTTTTAAAGTATACCATTTGCCCATAATCAAGCGCGCCAAAATTTGTTGTCGCTGATCCTTGACCGGGAGGTACCATAAAACGACAAAACGGTAAATCTTCTACCTTTACATCTTTGCCGTGTAATTGTGGACAAAATATTCTATGTCCACCTGTTTTAGTTGGATCTTCTCTATCAACAACAAATCCGATATAAACTCTGCTGTTTTCTGAAGGATTATTTACCATTATACTATACCCGCTGCTACTGTATTAGAAACACAATCAAGAACTGTGGTACCAAAACCACCAATTTTTATATTATGCGTCATGTTTACAATCAGATAATCACCACTACCATATGTTTCACCACTATCTGCTGAATTTATAAACTTTGCAGTAATAACTCTACCGACATTTAAAAATGGGCTAAATGGAACAGTCATTCTTAATGCAATCTTATCTTGTTCCAATAATGCCATTCTTGCCTTGCGCTTTATCAAAAACTTTTCAATATCAGTGTTACATGAAGCCTGATCTTCTGCTGTACCAAGATTTGTTGCTGCTGAAAATGGTGATATTCCACAATCACCCATTGGGCCAAAATTAGATACCGTACCAGAAAATGGATTATATGAAATCAAACTAAGTATCTCATTTCCATTTTCATCAAATCCATTTAGAGCATCAGATAACAAATCAAAATCACATGGGAAAGAATATTTCATAATATCACTTGGCTTTGCATAATTTTGATCAACACCTGTTTTTGCGCTATATGTAAATGTAAACATTGATGGTTGAGAAGAAAGCGTAGATACAGCTTTAAAATTATGTGTTGGAATATCTGTATGATCTGTATTCTGATATGTCATAAAATGAACAAAAGATGGATCCATCTTGCTCATACTTAATGTTCCTTCAGCTTGTTGCGTCACAATCTGAAACGGATGAATATTTTCTGCGATATAATCTTTGGGTGGAAATGAATCTTCAATTTCCATATTTTGTGGTTGAATACAATGTTGTAGAACATCGTAAACAACATCTGACGCTGTTTGGCAAGACCAAGACTTTGAAACAAAAGTTAATGCATCTGCAATTAATGTTGGATCACATGCATCCAATTGTAAATCTTCCACATTATAACTTAAAAGTTCACGATTGCTTAAACGATATATTTTTTGATTTGTAACAAAATCACTTTTTATATCAGTATAAAACTTTTTAATTATAGGTCTTTCGGCTTCAATATGTACCGTTGCCCCTCTTAACTCGTCTAAGTTTTTAAGACCAGATGGAACATTAATTCTATTTTGTGCAATCAATGTTGTTTGAAGACCAGGAGTCATCAAACTTTCTGTTAAATAAAGTTCGTTTAATTGTAATTCTTCTTTTACATCATTACCAACATCGACAACACATTTAAGGGTTGTTAAATATAAATCTGTATCAGCCATTATATAAGACTTCTAATTCCTGGTCGTCTGGTTGAAATTTTAGCAGTATCAAGAAGATTTTGTAACTCACTTTTAATTGTCGAATAATAACCAGCTTTGATTAGTTTAATATTTCTTTTTTGTTCATTTTGCTGCAATTCCCAATCATAGCAATTTACAGAGTTTCTATAAAAATCATAAACATCTACAACTTTTCCATTTGGAAGAGTGTATGAGATTGGACTACCTATGCTTGCGGCTGTGGTCAAGTATTCATCATATTGAATTTCGTATGTTGTCAGAGTTTCTTCTCCACTTACAATATCAACAGTTTTTCTAATTTTTTCATAATGATGAACCGTAGTCTTTGCAGTTTCAATACTTCCATATTTTGATTCAATAAAATTATTAAATGAGCTATAAGGTATTGGCCAATCGTATTGAGGATCAATAACATTATTCGTTAACAAAACCAACCAATGAGCTTCTGGATCATTATAGTATTTTTCAGCAATGATTTCTGGTGTTTCTCCATCTTTAACTGTATATTCATAATAATAAAAAGCTTTGTCGAGAATGTTTTTTATTACACCAATACGAATTAAAATATGAACAGCAGTTTCATATGATTTACTATGACTTTTTGTGTTGTCTAAAGTATATGAAATTCTTGGAAAAAGATCAAAATATTTTGCCATATTAGAATCCTAAAGCAATTCTTTGTTTATCGATAACTTCAACTTCACGGAACTGTAACATCATACGAACTTGGACTGGATATCCATTATGAAATGTTGCATAAGCACCAGCTGGAGAATATGAAACGTCAATTTGTTCAAGCACGCAAGTTAGAATACTTGGAATTTTATCGTTCTTTTTTCCTCTGTTATAAAATGTAATATCAAATTCTGACGGAGGAGTAAAGAAGAATGATGATACAAATCCAGGTATAATTTCCGGTGCAGCATGAAATCTTAGTGTTTTGATAATCTGCTCAAGAGCGAGTGAATCTTGTTCATTTGCAGGCGCAAAAAGAAAATCAAAAGCAAATTGTCTAAGATTTGTGTTTGAATATAGAACTTCAACTTTTGGATTAATTGGTGTACCAAGAACTTGTCCAACACTAGAAATCATATCGCCGGTAGCGCCTGTTATTTTACCAGCAGCATCAACTAGTTTATCTGTTGCAGTCAATGATCGTGTAAATGCCATACCACCAACAGCGGCTAAAAACTTTGCACCACCTGTTATAAAAGAACCTGCAAATTTTGTTAAACTGATATTATCAAATTCATGTTTATCTGTAAAAGTTAATTCCGAATTTGGCATAAAGATGGCAATGGATTCTTTAATTCTTGTAGTCGGTCTATTAATATAAGACTCTTGATTCTGTGATGATGCTGGTGTTGCTGCAGGTCCACCACGAAAATCATTTTCATATGAAAGTCTTCCTCCATAAAGATTTGGTTCTAATTGACCTTTAACTACGTCAACAACAGATTTTTCTCCCGAAATGGGTGTTGATATCTGTTTTTGATTATTCTGACTACCAAATGATGCCATTTGTGTTGTATTCTGTACGTTAATATTAATGACCATATAATGGCCATTATATCCCGTTCCTAAATCTGATGGAAAAGTTCTTTGTGTAAAATCGTATTTACTTTGTCCCATAGTTTGGTCGTTTGTCTTACGCAACAACATATCCTCTGCATTTTCTACAGCATTGGATGCTACTGTGGGGACATAGCTACTAATTGTCATAAAAATTGTTCTCCAGAAGTTTTCTATATATTTATATGAAAACCTACAAAGGAAAATTTAGCCCCAAAAACCCAAGAAAATACAAGGGTGATCCTACCAACGTAATCTATAGGTCACTGTGGGAATTGCGGGTAATGAAGCAGTTGGATGACAATCCAAATATATTGGAATGGAATAGCGAAGAGGTCGTTATTCCATATCGCTCTCCCATTGACAATAGAATCCACCGATACTTTCCAGACTTTCTGGTAAAGGCCAAAACAAAGGATGGTCAAATTAAGACCATGCTCTTGGAAGTTAAACCAAAAGCTCAGACCAAAGAACCCGTTAGACAGAAAAAGATAACACAAAGATATATAACGGAAGTGGCTACCTGGGGTAAAAATCAAGCTAAATGGGAAGCGGCTCTTGAATATTGCAACGATAGAGGATGGGAATTCAAATTAATTACAGAAGATGACCTAGGAATCAAATAAATAAGAATATGGCAAAGACAGAAAAAGAAGCCGTTGATTGGTTTATTGGTAAAGCAAAAACCGCATCGGGATACAGAAAAAATCTAATGAGTAAACCGGACAGGGATAGATCATCCACTGTTATCGGTAAAATGTATTTTTTCTACTATGATCCTAAGCACAAGAAAACACTTCCAATGTACGATAGATTTCCTCTCGTATTTCCTATCGAACCTTATGCTGATGGTTTTCTTGGTCTTAATCTTCATTATCTCAGTGGTAGTCAAAGAGGCGGTTTATTGAACGCCCTGATGAAATATAAAACTGCCAGAAATATGACAGAAACCAGTAAACTAAGATTATCATATGATTTGCTTCAAGGTACAAAAGCTATGGGATTAGCGCAACCTTGTATTAAAAGATATCTCTTTGGTCATGTTAGAAGCCCATTTATTGAGATTATTCCAGCTGAATGGGAAAACGCTATAGCACTACCAGTAGAAATGTTTGTATATAAGAAATAAAACACATGACAGATCGTATTAAAAATTCTCCATCTCCTGCTGAACTAGATATGTTGCTTGTAAAAGCCGTATCTGATGCTTATGGTGGTTTAGCCAGATCAGCTAGATTTATGGCAAGAATTGTTCCAGGTTCAAGCACAACAAAATCTTTTGTTAATAGAAATAGTGGAGTAGCCAGACAGTTATCATATTTGTGTGAATCTGCGGAATTTCCAAGCAGAGGTTTAGTATCGACAGAAATTCGTTATTATGGCCCAGATGTAAAATTTCCATATAAAACACAATATGAAGACTTAAACTTAATATTTCTTTGTCGCAATGAATTTTTAGAAAGAGATTTCTTTGATTCATGGATGGAAACAATTAATCCATCTAATACATATGACTTTTCATATAAAGATGATTACACCTGTCAGATTGAATTGTTTCAATTAGGGGAAAGTATAATTACTGATGGAAATACAGGTAATAATCTTGCGCGTTATAAATTTACATTTGAAAAAGCATATCCTATTAATATAAATGCTCAGCCTGTTACATGGGCTGACGACAATTATCACAGACTTCAGGTTACTTTTACATTCACAAGATGGCGTAGAGAAGAATTAGATTCTCAAGATATTAATAGCTATTACAATAGACTTGTTAATGATGCTGAAACTGATAGATCCGGTGGTACAATTATACCAAAATTAAATACTATTTAAAATTATGGAGCTAAATTATGAATTTGCCGACGCTGACATTACCAACATTTAAAGTAAAATTGCCATCTGATGGCAAAACTTATAAATTTAGACCTTTTCTTGTAAAAGAAGAAAAGCTATTATTGATTGCAGCACAATCAAAAGAAGCAAGTGAAATTATTTCCACAACAAAGCAAATTATTTCCAGTTGTTGCTTAAGCCCAGAATTAAATATCAATGATTTACCATTCTTTGATATGGACTATCTGTTTGTTATTTTAAGATCAAAGTCAATTGGTGAAACAATTGATATTAATCTTACATGTAATCATCTTAAAGAAGATGGAACAAAATGCGGAACAGTATTTCCAGCAGTTATTGATACATCTAAAATTGAAGTTGTTAAAAATAAAGTTGAAAATAAAATACTGCTTACCGATACAGTAGGTGTGCAATTAAAGTATCCAAAATATTCAGCAATGAAAACCTACATGTCTGAAATGGATCCTTACACCCGCAAGATGAAAATCATTTATGGTTCTGTAGATTATCTTTTTGATAGTGAAAAAGTATATTCCTCAAAAGACTTTACTACAGAAGATTTTGATGCATTTTTTGATCAGTTAACAACTCAACAAGTAAGCAAGTTGGATGAATGGATTGAAAATCTACCGTATTTCCAAATTAGTTTAGATGTTCATTGTCCAAAATGTAACTATGAACATAAGCTCAAGTATAAGGACTTCTCAAGTTTTTTTTTCTGATGTTTGGCTATGATAGTTTAGAAAACCATTATAAGACAAACTTCAACCTTATGCAATTTCATAAATATACCTTAAGTGATTTAGAAGGTATGATGCCGTGGGAAAGATTTCTTTATATTGATTTATTGAAAGAACATATTAAAGAACAGAATGATAAGAAGCGAGAATTAGAGGCAATGGCAAGAACACAAAGAAGATAATATATGGCCGTTTCAAGTAAAGACTTAACAGTTAACTATCAATCGCTTCAATCGATTCCTTATAACACAAGACAATCATTGCTTGGTTCTACAAGTTTAATGGAAGCTATTAACCGAGAGTTAACTCCTGGTCAACGCGCATCTTTGTTTCCTTCATACTTCAAAGAAAAAGTTGATGAAACAAAAAAGACTTTTTCAGGGTCTCTTGCATCTCCTACAGATATTAAAACTCTTAATCAAAATCCAGCTATTACTCCTTATCTGTCATCGATTCCAACAAAATCAAAGGCAAATATAGGAACGCAAGAAACACAATCTGAACAAGCAACAAAACAGGCAATGCCTCCTGGTAAAAAAGGCACATATCGTCCAGTATATCAATTAAGTGATGATGATTTATCAGATGAAGTTATTAATACAATTGCAGGTGAAGCACGTTTAAGTGATCCTCGCAGCTTGGACGGTGTTGTCAACAATATGTTAAATCGTGTTGGCACAAAAAGTTGGGGACCAGCTGGTAATCTAAGACAAGTTGCACGCGCACCTGGACAATATACAGGATACAGAAAAGCATCACCAGAAGAAGCTGAAATGATTCGTCAAAGAATTAGAGAAGTTGCGTCTGGTACTGTACCTGATCCTACAAATGGTGCTGATGCATATCGTGCTAGATCATATCTTGAAGGTCAAGGTAGAGGTAAAACATTCTTTAAACTTGCGTCTGCACAAGGATTTAATGATGTTGGTGGTAATGTGTATGCAAAAGATCCTAATGCAGAACCTGGTCCATATGCAGCATATTCTCCAGAACAAGTTGCTCAGAATTTAGAAGAACAGAAAAAGTCATTAGCATTAAATGAACCTATTCCTGCTGGATCAGAACCTAAAACAGAATCAGAAATTGCGGCAGAAAAATATTCTCAATCAGCAAGTATAATCCCTCCCGCTGATGTTCCAACTGCCGATGATATAATGGGTGATGTTCCACAATCACTTGCTCAACAAGCGGCCAATAGAACACTCTCTGCTCTTGGCTTACATGAACATAATGATAAAGCTAAGATTCGAGAATATTTAAATGGTAGACAACTTGATCCAGAACAAACTGCTTGGTGTGCAGCCATTCTGAATGCATCTCTTGCAACCGCAGGGCTTAAAGGAACTGGTAGCGATGTTGCAAATTCGTTTGTTAATTATGGATCTGGTGTTTCTATGGATCAAGTTATGCCAGGCGATATTATTGTTGATACAAAAGGTAGAAAAGCTAATGAAACTGGTGGGCATGTTATGCAAGCAACCGGTAGAGCAATATATGATGAAAATGGTCGCTTGAAAATAGAGATTGTTGGCGGCAATCAAGGTAAACCTGGTCAAGGTCGTGTCACTTCTCATTACATTTATCCTAATCAAAATTTTGTAGCTCGCCGAGCAACAGCGGCTGAAATTTTAGATCCATCTAGAGCCATGGCTTCAGTTGGTAATGCGGGCCAAGCACAATCGACACAACAACAAACAGCAGAAATGCAATTTAAAAAAGAAGTATCAGGTTCATCGGAAGCTGAAATAGAAAGAAAGAAACAGGCAGGAATATTACCACCTGATACTCCTACAAATATTGATTTAACGGCAGACGTAGCTCATTCATACGACAATCCACAAGTTGCAACAGCAAGTGAAGTTGGTGCAGAGCCTGAATCTTATCCTACTACAGGTGATATGAGTGCAGAGCCTGAATCTGTTGTTGCTATGGCAGAAGGTGGAATGATTCATAAGCCATATCTTGCTCATCCCGTTGACGGTAAAGGGCCAAAAGTTTTAATGGGTGAAGCAGGATCAGAAGCAATTGTTCCACAAAAAAAGATTGCAGCTAATGATATAGGAGCCAGTTCTGTTCCAGATACGTTGAGTATGATTATGCAAGCAAAAGAAATTGCAAATCAAAATCCCCCTGTAAGCGTAGATGCACAAGAAAGCACGAAGATAGCAACAGCAAAAATGACTCAATCATTAACAAATGATCGTCCAACATATAGTGTAAATGCAGATCATCATCCTATTGCACCTTCTGCAAGAAAAGCATATGCAGATGCTAAACTAGAACCAAGACTAAACAATCTTTCACCAACTGGTACAGTTTACAGTAATCATGGATATACTGGAATTGGCTAATAAAAAAGGAGAGGGCATTTCTACCCTCTCCTGAAGACCGACTGGAATCAAAACTATTTATTAGTCATCAGCCAGTGACTTGAAATAAT